ATGCCTTGGATTTTTCAGAACGTCATTCGGACGGACTGGCGACAGATGAGGAAATGGCCGCCGCAAGGGCCGCCGCAAGGGCCGCCGCAAGTGCCGCCGCAAGTGCCGCCGCAAGGGCCGCCGCATGGGACGCCGCATGGGACGCCGCAAGGGCCGCCGCAAGGGCCGCCGCAAGTGCCGCCGCAGGGGACGCCGCAGGGGCCGCCGCAAGGGCCGCCGCAAGGGCCGCCGCATGGGCCGCCGCAGGGGACGCCGCAGGGGCCGCCGCATGGGACGCCGCAAGGGCCGCCGCATGGGACGCCCAAGACGAATGGCTGAGAACCAACATTGTCCCTAATTTCAACTGACAAAAACATGACAACATCCGCCCTAACCCTAATCATCCCGCCAGCTCTGGCGATGGATTCCAACTACCGCCTGACGGTCAATCCCGCCGCCATCGCCGCCCGCGACTCGCTCGTTGTCGCAGCCAGGTCAATCGCCACGGTTGACGCCGCCAACATCGCAGAATCGCAAGCGACCCGCAAGGCCCTCGCCCGGTTGCGGATCGACGTCGAGAAAGTGCGCGTCGAGCTTAACAATCGGCCGCTCGAAATCCAGCGCGACACGAACGCCAAATCCGCCACTTTCCTCGCCACCGTCCAAGCCGAGGAATCCCGCCTCGCCAAGCTCGAAGGCGACTTTGCCGCCGAGGTCGAGCGCATCCGCCGAGCCGCCGCCAGCGAAGCCGCCCGCCTGGCTCTTGAGGTAGCCGCCCGGCGCCTGGAAGCGGAGCAAGCCGAGGAATCCCGCCGCCGGGAAGAAGAGGCGAAACGCCTGGAAGCCGAACGGGCCGCAGAAGCCGCCAGAATCGCCGCAGCCGCCGCCGAGGCATCCGGTGACCTTGACGCCGAGATTGACGCCGCCGCCGCGCAGGACGCCGCCACAGCCGCCAAGGAGGAAGCTCTACGGGCGCGGCTCGAAAACGAACGACTCGCCGCCGACGAACGGTCGCAAGCCGCGTGTGCCGCCGCGATGGCGGAAAAGGCGATTGTCCCGGCAGCGGTATCCGGCGTGCGGCACGAGTGGGATTACGAGGTCGTCAACCTCCGTGCCTTTGTCCAGCACTGCCTCGACACCGGCAAGAGCTTGATTGACTACGCGCCCAAGCGTGCCGCCATCTTGAATATTCTCCGCGCCGTTCCATTGGACGCCGAGCCGCCGGTCATTCCGGGGCTGTCAGTGTGCAAGAAGGCGAAGGTTAGATAATCTCCCAAACCAAACACCCCAACCATGAACGAACAACTCCAAGTAAAAAATCTACCAGCCGCCATGGCGAGACTGGATCAAATCGCCAACGACTGCGCCCTCGTTACCACGACTGGCAGCCCGTTTAGTCAAGCTATCTCAATGGCAGGAGCAATGCAGGAAATCCGCGCATCGCTCACGGATGAGGTCATGCAAAAGGCAATCATGCCGCTGATGAATAGCAAGCTCGGCTTCCGCACGGACAAAGACCCGAACCGCCCGGCGTGGAACAAGCGAACGCAAAAGATGGAAGCGCCGGAGTCTTACAAGATTGCCACTGTACGAGAATGCTTGATTGAGGCGACTCTTCGCGGATTGCCGCCGGTCGGGAATTGTTGGAATATCATTGCCTCGCAGTCCTACACCACCAAGGAGGGGCTATGGTTCCTTATCGGCAAGAAGGTGCCGGGATTGACTGATTTCAAGGTTTGTGTAGGCGTGCCGAAAATGATTCATGCCGCTGGCGATGCCCGCAACGCTGCGGATGACGAGGCCAAGGGCGCATTGGTGGCATGTTACGCGACATGGAAAATGCACGGCGTGGTCGACAGGACGGATAGGGATATTCCGATCCGCGTCAACGCCATGATGGGATCGGATGCAATCATGGGAAAAGCAGAGCGCAAGATTCTAGCCGCCGCATACGCTCAGATTACAGGCACGGTGCTTGGCGAGGGTGACGTTAGCGAGGGCGACGCCGAGCTTCGCAACGTCACGCCACAGGCGGCGGAAGTGCCGCAGATCGAGGTCGGCAATCCCTTCAAGGAGCCCGCCAGGCGCGGACGCCCGAAAGCTGAGGTCGCGCCGGAACCCGCCGCCGAACCCGCGCCGGTCGAGGTCACCCACCGCCAGCGGGTGACATTCACCAACCTGACGAAAAAGGACGGCGTGACGGAAAAGGGCAAGGCGTATTCGATTTACACGCTCTCCTATGACAACGGCATGAGCGATTGCGAGGCAACCACGTTCTCAACGACGCTCCTGAAGCCGCTGGACGGTTTGGAGTTTGGCAGCGAGATCGAGATTGAAACCGCGCCTAGCAAGAAGGACGGGATGCCGGACAATCTGACATTCGTTGGACGGATCGGAGGTGAAGCGTGATCCAAGAAAACGCAAGGGACTTTTGTTTTTTCGCCGGATACTCGCCGGATGGCGGAAAGACGCAATGGCTGATTGCCGCACGGTCCATGGACGAATTGGAAATCGCGTGGCAATGCCAGCGCGGATGCAATGTCGCATTGGACAAGACATTGACGATGAATGTCAGATACAAGAGTATGGAGAGAATTACAATCTACGACGAACCATGAATAATATCACAATGGACAAGCAATACCGTTACCGCAACGGCAATCCGGCCAGGGTGCTTTGCGTGGACGGGCCGAAAGAAAACTTCCCGGTGATCTCGGTGACGGGAAACGGCGCAATGTTTTCCCACACAGCCGACGGGCATTTTTTGAATATCAACGCCGACGAACAGGACCTGATCGAAGTCATCCCGAAATGGCGCGGGGAGATTTGGATTAGCTCTGATGGTCGCGCAATGGATCTACCGGATAGTTTGCACGAACTAGCGCAAGGAAGCGGCTGGCGTAAAATCACGGCTGAGGAGGTGGAACCTTGAAACTAAGCTCTGAACAAATCGAAAAGCTGCGATCCGTGGCGGTTGGATTTGCAAAAACACTGGAAATCGAATGCGACACTAACGAAAACGCTTGCATCATCATTGCAATTCTAATAGCAGGATTTGCCAGATCAGCAGACGTTCCAACAGAAGTCGTATTAGAATTAATCATTGAGAAAACACAGCAAATCGAGGAAAACAATCCATGAACAACTGCACCATCTATCCAATCGACCAAGGCTCGCCGGAATGGCACGAAGTCCGCGCCAGGTGCTTTACCGCCAGCGAGCTCGCGCCGTTCTTTTTGGAAAGTCGCACGGCCACGCAAAAGGCCGCACGCCGCAAGCTGATTATGCAAAAGGTCCGTGAGGATCTTCACCGCCGGGGCATACATTACGAAGAGTGGGAGCGAGAGGCGATGGACAAGGAAGAGCGTGCGATGCAATTCAACATCGCAGTCCAACGCGGCAAGGCATTGGAGCCGATGGCGCGGCAAGAGTATTCCGACATGACCGGAACGGTGATTAAGATGGTGGGATTCATCATGCACGAATACGGAGGATTCGGATGCTCTCCTGACGGACTGGCAGTAGGGTCGATTGTGTCAACCGAAGATCCATCCCACGGTCTTGAAATCAAATGCGTTATGCCGGAAAAGCATCTTGCGATGATGCTGGACCCGCAGGCGCTTGCGGATGAATACGCCTATCAGATTCACGGCAGCATGGCGGTGACAGGCTTGGACCGTTGGGATTTATTCGGATACTGCCCTAACTATCCGCCAGTTTTCGTGAAGGTCGAAAGATCGGAGTTCACCGAGCGTTTGCTCGCCGGGATCAAGTCAATGGTGGACGAAAAGGAAGAGACGATGGAACAACTCAAAAAGATATGGGGGGCGTGGAAGCCATGAATCCCAACCTTGAAACCTGCATCATCTTTGCCGCACGCTACGCCCATAACCGTCCGACCGGAGCTGCAATAATAGTCGTTAAAATGCTGAAAGACGCATGGCGCGACTTGTCTCCATACGGGAGGAAAACCATATTGAAGGAAGCGGAAGACGCGGCATACGGGCGCGAAGAATGGCAATTGCTACGGGACTTCGCAAGGGACTTCAAGCCATGAGTGAATCCAACATCAAGCGATTGTTGCGCGAGCATTCCGACGATGCCATCAAAGGCATCTATCGCACGCTGTCATGTTCCGCTAAGTCGGCGCGGCACGGGTCATGGGAAGCCAGGCGGCTAGCGGAGGTGAGGGAAGAGCTTAAACGGAGGAAGATGGTTGTATGAGTGAATCCGAACAAGAGTTAAATGATTTGCGCCAGCGTAACGACGTTCTAACTCAGGACGCTGATAGATGGCGGAAGATTGCGGCGATTCACAATGCCAACTACGAGGCGGCGAAATCGGAGTTGGCGAGAGTTAAGAAACTGATAGAACAAAAGGAAAGGAAATAAAATGAAAATGATTGAAGTGAAAAAGCGGTGCTATCCGCCTGAGCAAATATCCGACATGGTGAAATACCTACAAGGACTGCTGGATTCAATACCGGAGGACAAGCGGGCAAATGCGCGATTTGAGATTGATTGGGATGGTTCGGAGTGTTACTTCGTTTACGAGCGCGAAGAAACGGACAAAGATATTGCATTGAGAGCAAACCTCGCGACCCGCGATATTGAGGCGCTTCAAAGGAGAATCGCTGCTATAAAGAACAGCAACAAAGACATACAATTATGAGCAACAAGCCCGAAGTAACAAACGCCCGCATGAGCCAATTCATCGTCACCACAGTTGACCAGGTGCGCGAAACACTGGAAGAGAGATCGGACGATATTCTCAAGGCGTGGCAAGAGACAGTCCAAGAGTCCGTTGACGGCGGGGATGATTTTCCCAAGCTGAAGGTCGCGTTTGGGACCGTGGTTGACCTGGAAGCCAACAAGATAGAAACGACGCTGCGGTTCACTTGCGCGTATAAGTCAACGATTTCCACTCCGATAGAAGATCCAAACCAAACCGAACTGCCGTTATGACAACATACATAGGCATAGACCCAGGCAACAAGGAGAGCGGATGGTGCGTAATTCAAAACGGGAGAATTGTTGGCAGCGGCGTGATGGAAAACAACTCGATGCTTGATTCATCAATGATGGATATTCCGTGGCCTAACACTATGGCAATCGAGTGGATTCAGTCAATGGGCATGGCGGTAGGCAAGGAGGTTTTCGAGACGTGCCTTTGGGCCGGTCGGTTCGCGGAACGCGCCAGGTGTCCAGTCAGACTGATTCCGCGCGGACAAATCAAGCTCCATCATTGCGGATCGTCACGCGCCAAGGATGCCAACGTATGCCAGGCTCTGCGGGATAAGTATGGGGAGAAGGGAACAAAGAAGGCGCCGGGATACTTCTACGGAGTCAATAGCCATGCTTGGCAGGCGTTCGCAGTTGCCGCGTATTGCTTGGAAGGCGGCAAGAGTGCCGGGGAAATCGGGATAAGAACGGGCGAATGCGGAAGGGTTAGGAATTTATGAACTACGAACAATTCATCGAACGAAAATCACAGCTTGGGGGCGAGTCCGGCTTTGAACCGCTATGGATGCCGGATTTCTTATTCCCGTTTCAGCGATCATTAGACGAATGGGCAATCCGTAAAGGACGGGCAGCTATCTTCGCAGACTGCGGACTTGGCAAGACTCTAATGCAATTGGTTTGGGCGGAGAACGTAGTTAGAAAAACCAATAAGCCGGTTTTGATTCTTACACCGCTGGCAGTGGGGTCGCAGACGGTTAGAGAGGGCGGGAAATTTGGAATAGAATGCAAGCAGTCGCGGGACGGGTCGATTGGATCAAAGATTGTTGTTAGTAATTATGAGCAACTCCACAAGTTCAACCCTGATGATTTCTCCGGGTTGGTATGCGACGAATCATCCATCCTGAAACACTTCACCGGGGCAACGCAAAAGCAGGTGACGCGATTTTCCAACAAGCTGCCATACCGACTGCTTTGCACCGCCACGGCAGCGCCTAACGATTACACGGAACTTGGCACGTCAAGCGAGGTATTGGGGCAGCTTAATTATTCTGAAATGCTCACGCGGTTTTTCCGCCAACTTGACGACAAGGGGCAGAAAAAGGAGCTTCGCGACCAAGCGGCTAACGAAAAGGCGGCAAAACATTTCCAACGGCTGTCATTCCGCGTTTCTCAAACCATCAGCCAATACAGGATCAAGCATCACGCACATGACGCGTTTTGGCAATGGATTTGCTCATGGGCCAAGGCGTGCCGAAAGCCGTCGGACATTGGATTTGATGACACCGGATTTGATTTACCGGAACTCATAACACGCGACCATGAAATCACCCCAGCGACACCAACGGAAGGATTCCTTTTCACCATGCCAGCATGCGGACTTGGAGAAGAGAGGGATGAGCGCAGGCGCTCGCTGGGGCAGCGGTGCGACCTGATTGCAGACCTCGTTAATCACGACCGCCCTGCTGTAGTTTGGTGCCACATGAACAACGAGGGGGACCGCTTGGAACATTCAATCAAGGACGCCAAGCAGATAGCAGGAAGAACACCGGATGAGGAAAAGGAAGAGCTTTATGACGCCTTTGCATCCGGTCAACTTCGCGTGCTTGTCACCAAGCCTAAAATCGGGGCATGGGGATTGAACTGGCAACATTGCAACCACGTTGTGACGTTTGCCTCGCACAGCTATGAGCAATTTTATCAAAGCGTCCGACGTTGCTGGCGTTTTGGGCAGAAAAACCCGGTGACGCTCGACATCGTATCGACTGATGGTGAGGTCGGCGTGCGCCGATCAATGGTCCGCAAACAATCACAGGCGGACGCGATGTTTTCGGAGCTGGTAAAGCACATGGACAGCGCATTGACGATCAAGAGAGAAAGAAAAGACAACACTAAAACCGAACTACCAAAATGGCTGTAATAGAACAACTGCTAACTGATAAATACGCGCTATACAATTCCGATTGCATGGCAGTGATGAAAGACCTAAAGGACGAATCCATTCATCTTTCCGTTTATTCCCCGCCGTTTGCCGGGCTATACCAATACTCCAGCGACGAACGCGACATGAGTAACAACGTGAGTTATGAGGAGTTCCTCATCAACTACGGATTCTGCATCGGCGAGATCGCAAGACTCACAAAGCCGGGAAGGGTAAGCGCCGTGCATTGCATGGATATCACCACCGGAAACAGCGGGTGCGATCACTTGCGGGACTTCCCTGGAGCGATCATCCGGCTGCATGAGGACCGCGGAATGGAATACATCGCCCGTTACCACGTCTGGAAAGAGCCGTTGACGATCCGCAACCGCACCATGATGAAAAGCCTGAGTCACAAGCGGGTTTGCACGGACTCAACGAAGTGTAGTATGGCAAACGCGGATTATCTTCTGATTTTCCGCAAGAAGGGAGAGAATCAGATTCCAGTGACGCACGAGCAAGGTCTTTTGTCCTATGCTGGAGAGCGTCACGTCCCGGATGAATTGCTTCAATGGCGCGGATGGGCTGGAAGCCAACTCCAGAACCGTTATTCGCAGTGGGTTTGGAGGCAATACGCGGATGCGTTTTGGGATGATGTGAGGATTGATCGCACGCTTCCCTTTCGCGCCGCCAAGGACAAGGACGATGAAAAACACGTCCACCCGCTCCAACTCGACGTGATAGAACGTGCCTGCGTCCTTTGGAGTAATCCCGGCGAGGTTGTGCTAACCCCGTTCATGGGCGTAGGAAGCGAGTGCTACGGGGCGGTGTTGAACGGGCGCAAGGCCATTGGAATTGAACTCAAGGAAACCTATTACCGACAGGCTGTGCGCAACATGGCCGACGTGGAAAACCACACCGAACAGGACTTGATACCGATGAAATTTGACCCGGCTGGCGAGTGAAGCGCAACCCCTCCAACATTCCCGCTTGACCCAGGCATTAAAATCCGATACAAAAGGCGCGTCGCAAGCGACCGTCGTCTGAGAGCCGATGAAACCGAACTTACAAATCTTGCCCGCCCCATGCTCCCGCCCTTTGCGGGAGGCTCTCACATGGAGGCGGGCGACTTTCATCCGATGAACTGGCTTAACCTACCAGTGGCAATCATCCACTCCCCGCAATATGTCGGGTCTGATCCGGTGCATCGCGCCACATGGCTGAACCTGTCGGCATACTGCGCCTCGCAAGAAAACGGCGGGACGATTGAGGATTGCCGGGATTGGAAATGCCGCCGCTGGCAGCAGACCTGCGGAGTGACGAAAGCCGAGGTTGAGGACACTTGCGAGCTTTGGGGTTTTGAGGGCCGTTCGCTGGTCATTTGGGGCTACGATTCCGACAAGGAAATCGAGGTGGCAGCCAAGCGCAAAGGCGGCAAAACCGGAGGCTTGAAGCGGGCGGAAAACGAGAGATCGAGGCAGGCGGAATTAGCGGCTTCAAGCTCAGCTTCAAGCTCAGCTTCAACGGAAGAGAAGAGAAGAGAAGAGAAGAGAATAGAAGAGAAGAAAGAAAGCTCGCTGCGCTCGCTTGGCGCGTGCGCGTGCGACACCCCGCCGATTTACGCCGATTCCATGCCAACGGAAGCCGCCGCCGATATGCTGGCGATGGAAGGGCTGATCCAATCCATGCGCCCTGGATGGAAGGTCGCGCTCTCCGACGCCGAGCAACAGGCGATGATGAGCAACGCCAGGTGCATCTCCTCAATCGACTCCGCCGGGTGGAACGTGATGCGCGATTACCTCGCCGCCAGACTGCCCGAGGGGATGCCGGGATACCAGCCAAGGAGCCGCCTTAAATTCATCGAAGCGCTTCCTGACGTCCACAACTACGCCGGGGAGTGGCGGCGCAAGCAGGGCGAGGCGAGAGGGCGCCGGACGATTGCGGCAGTCACCGCGCCGAGGTCGATTCCGCGCAACGAGCTTGCCGAGGTTTTCGGAAGTCAGAACAGCCGAGATCACCCGCCGCAGGTCGGGTGAATCGACCTGTTCGCAACAAACCAAGCCATGAAAACAAACCGCCGCCGCAAGACAGACGCGAAAACCGACGGCCACGGGCTTTCCGACGGCGACCTTTTCGAGCGCAAGATGCGCGTCATTGGCCGCAGCGTGGGACGGGCTTGCGACGAATGGCTGGAAAGGAAAGGGATCGTGACGGTGGATTTCATGGGACGGACCAAGGAAGATAGGGACGATGGATGCAACAGAATAATCTCGGGCGAAAGCCAACAACACAGAAAACAACACAAGAAACAACATGAAAAAAGCAATAGTGACACTGACAAGCGCGAGTCCTTACTCGCAATCGCGGCAATACTCAGCCGACATCCCGAAACTTGAAAAGGAATCATCCGCCGACTACGACGCCCGCAACTGGCGCGAGCATCAGCATTACGACAAGAAAACCAAGGAAGTTTACATCCCGCCAATGGCGTTCAAGAATGCGCTCATGGAATGCGCCCAATACCTCGGCGAGAAAATCCCCGGCAAGGGCAATGCGACATGGACCAAGCATTTCACCGCCGGGATTCTCGTCACCGATCCGCTATTGCTTGGCGTGAAGATGGACGAAACCGAGGGGGAAACATTCTCATGCCACGCGGACGGCAAGCGCGGCAGCGGCACCCGCGTCCCCCGCAAGTTCCCCGTGATTCACGAATGGGAAGCCAAGGCGACTTTTTACATTCTTGACGAAACCATCACGAAGGACGTTTTCACCCGCTACCTTGTCGAAGCCGGGAAGTTCATCGGCGTCGGCAGGTTCCGCCCGCGCAACGGCGGATTCTACGGGCGTTTCCATGTCGGGGACGATCTGACATGGGAGGATTGCTGATTTTCTCCACGCCACAGCACACCACCACACACCACATCACGCCACACCACAACGCAACACGACAATCAGTTTCCAGCGCCTCACGGCACACCACTCCACCCCACACCACAACACAACACGACACTCCACGACACAACGCAACATCCCCTCTCACCCAACAAAAAACATGACAACAGACATCAACCCGGACCAAACAATCGGACGCGCATTAGCCGAAACCGAATTACTAACCAAACACCTCGCAACCGCCCAAATCGGTCAGGTGTTCACCTATCAGGAAATGAACGCCGCCTGCAAGGATGACGTTCAAGCCCGCAACACGATCCTGCAAACCGCCAAGCGCAACCTTATGAAGCCGCCGCACGGCATGGTTTTCGGGACAATCATGGGAGTCGGCATCAAGCGGCTTTCAGACGAGGAAATCCCGGATGAGGGAGCGATGGCGGTCAAGCGTTCGCGCAACATTTCCCGCAAGGGTTTGAAAAAGATGAATTGCGCCGACATTGGCAAGATGCTGCCGGAGACGAAAATCAGGCACATAACCACAAAGACGATTCTCGGGCTTTTCAACGGGTCGGGCTCGCGCAAGGTTCACGCCCTTGCCGAGCGGTCGGCGCGGACTTCCGACAATTTGCAGATTGGCAGCGTTGCCGATTTGTTCGGTAAGAAATGATTTCCAGCGCCTCACGGCACCGCACGCCACGGCACAACACGCCACCCCACGGCACGCCACCGCACAACACGACAATCAGTTTCCAGCACGCCACGGCACCACACGTCACCGCACGCCACGGCACAACACGCCACCCCACGGCACGCCACCGCACAACACGACAATCAGTTTCCTGCACATCGCTTCACAACACGCCACGACACGTCACACCACAACACAACACGACACGACACGACACAACACGACAAACCCGCGAAAGATTAACCTTGCTAAACCAACTGAAAACAGGTAGACGCCAGACATGATCGCAACGCCAACCAAAAGGGCTGCACGCACGCGCCGCGACACCGGCGAGCTAACCCGCGACCAGAAACGCCAGCGCGAGCGCAACGCGGCAACCGAGGCGAGGCTCGCGACCCAGACCACGCCCCACAAGTGGGAGCGCCGGGGAGTCCAGCCCGAGGTTGTGCCGGTCAAACCGTCGGGCTTTACCGCGCTCATGCGCCTTGCTGCCGCCGTTGCCGAGGCGAGCGATCCGGCGGAAAAGGCGCAACTTGAGGCCGAATATCGCAAGGAAGCGACGTCTGTTGCGGATCTAACGGAGGACATTGGTGACCACAAGCTCAGGCTGATTGAGGGCGAGATGATTGCGGCTGGCTTTGCGCCTATCGTGGAACCGGAGGAGATGAGCCGCAAAGACTGGACGGCATTCCACTCCCGCCTCATGGCGTGCAAGCGAAAGGCGGCGGCATGGCTGGCAAGGTCGCGTGACTTTGCGATTGAGCGTTGGGGTAATGACTTCGTGGAGAAGAGCGAGGCGCAGATGGAGCTGGCGTTGGGCATTGAGCCGCGCCAACTGCCGCAACGTGACGACGCGCCGGAGGTGCGGATGGCCGCGACGGTCGCTAAAAAGGTGGCGAGGTTTGAGGGAGCGGACTTGGCAGCGTGGAAGGTGGACGACTTGAGGGCGGTGGCGGATGCGCTGAATCCCGTGGTGGGCTTTACGATGCGGATAGGGCTGGAATTGAAATCGAGGGAATAGCTGACATGGCCGAAATCGTTACGAGGATTGACGGAGACGCGCCGGGAGGGGTGTTGGCTGGCTTGGTAGCGGGTGGGGGTAGGGAAGGGGCTAGGGCTACGCTAGGCACCCCGTTAAGGAGTCTCCTTGGCGATTCTAACGCTCCACGCGCAGCGCTCCGCGGGATTTTCTCGTGCATGAACTTTTTACAATAGGACGCCACGCGCCGGAAACTTTTTAGAACAATGCCCAAACCAACGCTAGCCACAGTCTGCGCCAAGCATGGTATTACAAAAAACCAGCTTGACGCCGCCCGCGCCAAGGGCGTCAACGTCTGGAATGATTCCCAGATGACTGCCCACCTAGCCTCCCGCCGCCATCGGCAGAAACCGGACGCGAAGATTTCCGGCGATTCCCTCGCTGCCACCGCCCGCACGCTGGAAGAAATGCAAGCCGCGCTCGCTGCCGCCCAAGACGCGGCAACCGTAAAAATCCTCGCCTCCAAGATTGCCGGAATGGAACGAGCCGCCAAAGCGCAGGCGTTCCGTCGCGACCTCGTGCCGATTGGCGAGGTCAAGGAAAGCATCGTCAAGATCGTATCGGCAGCCCGTGGCGAATTTCTAAAACTCACCAGCGACCTGCCGCCGCAGCTTTCCGGCAAGACCCCGCCGGCGATCCAGAAGATTCTCCGGGCGGCAATCGTGGCCGTCCTAACCCGACTCTCGAATGACTGCGACGCCGCGTATTGATCCCGTTCTTTCCGGCGCTCGCATCGGCTGGCGCCCCCCAACATCGCTAACCCTGTGGCAGTGGGGCGAGAAACATCTGACGCTGCAAAACTCTTCCCGCTCTTCCCGCTTCCTTGCCTCCGAAACGCCTTGGCTCATGGCTCCGTTAGAGTGTGCCGCCGATCCTGAAATCTTCCAGGTCGTGATGGTTGCGCCGACCGGAAGCGGCAAGTCAACCATGGCGGAAGTTCTATTCGCTTACATCGTTTGCGAAGATCCAGGCAACCTCCTATACGCCTCGCAGACCGATCCAGACGCCGCGTTTTGGGCAGAGACGCGCCTTGTCCCGACGCTGAAAGCCTGCAAGCAAATGGACGGATTGTGGAGCGATGACCGCAACAAGACGCGCAAGTTAGAAATCATCCTGCCTCACATGGCGATGAGCATGGGAGGCGCGAACCTGTCAAACTTCACCAGCAACTCATGCCGCTGGCTTTATGGTGACGAGGTTTGGATATGGGCGGAGGGGCTGATACGCGAGTTTCACGCCAGGCATCATAACAGATGGAATCGAAAAATCTATCTGGTATCGCAGGGCGGCACGACTCAATCGGAGTTCCACGACGAATGGCAGAAAACGGACAAAGCGGAATACTCGTGGAAGTGCGATGCCTGCAAGGTGGCTCAAATTTACTCTTTCGACTCGCTCCGGTTCGACCGGATAGAGCGCGAGGACGGCACGCTTGATGAGCAGGCAACGTCCGAAACGGCGCGAATGGAATGCGCCAACTGTCGCGCTCAATACGCCGACACGGCGGCGAACCGCCGCAAGCTGGCTAACAGCAATCTCGGCAACGGTCACAAGGGCTACATCCCGCAAGACAACCCGCAAGCGTTGGCCGGAAATCGCGGCTTCCACGTTGACCGGCTGGCGGTGTTTGACGTGCCTTGGTCCAAGGACGTTCTGAATTTCTTGGAAGCGCAGCGCATGATGAAAGCCGGGATTGTGGACAAGCTCAGACAGTGGAAGCAAAAGGACCGGGCACAATTCTGGGATGATTCCATGGCCGATGTTAAGATCGAGCTTTCCCGCTCCGCTGATTTCTCGAAAACCGAGCATGATGACGGGCAGCCGATTGAGGGAGAGGTTGCGCGGGCAATGACGGCAGACGCCCAGAAAGATCACTTCTGGGTAATCATCATGGCATGGCGGGCGGGCGGAACTTCGCGCATCCTTTTCGAGGGGTTTGTCCAATCGGACGGAACCGGCGCCGCCCTCGACGCGCTCGCCAAAAAATACCGCGTGCCGCCTAACCACGTCCTGATTGACACGCAGTATGACCAGCCCGAGGCCGATACGATTGGCGAGCTTTGCGCGAGATATGGCTGGCTTGGCGTGCGTGGCAACGGCAAGGTTCGCGGATTCCCATACCGGACCAAGAGCGGAAAATCCGCTGAAAGACTCTACTCGAAAATCTATCGCGCCCCGGCGAAGTCAGGCGGAATCGCCCGATATATCTGGCTTGCGACGAATCCAGTCAAGGACATTGCCCACAGGATTCTGACAGGCGAGGGATCGGCTTGTGAGCTTCCCGGCGACCTTTCCAAGACGTTTGAAAACCACGTTCGCGCCGAACAGCGCGAGACGGTCAGGGACAAGAACGGACACGAAATGACGGTTTGGGTCCAAAAGAACCGGAACAATCACTTGTGGGATTGCTTCGTTTACCAGGTTCTTTTCGCGCTTATATACGGCTGCTTCCACGTCTCTGAGGAAGAGTAGCGGGTTTTTTGACATCCGCGCAAAGGTCCGCAATGTCGCGCCGTGTCAATTTTCGCGACCGCACGCGCAATCTACCTATCGCTAAAAGACGATCCATCCGCGATTGAGAAAATCCAGCAGGCTGCGTCTGAGCTTGCCGTCGCCATCGCCACCGATCCGAACGGAGCCGGGACGATCACAAGCGCGACCATGAACGGGCAAACCTTCGCTATGATCAACGCCCTGACCCCGCGCGACCGTCTGGCAGTTCTTCGCATTGTTCTAACGTCATTTGACGCCGGAATGACCCCGCAACGCACGGCGCAACCGCTGTTCATTTCCACTAACATTTACCCGACCTATAATGCTAGTTGACCGCTACGGGCAAATGATCCGCTACGCGCACTCCGCGCAGCAGACGATGAACAAGGGGCAAATCTACCCGGTGCGCCCGCTTGACATTGAAAAACTCATTACGGCTCGCGACTCGCAAACCCTTCGCAGTTTGTCCGGTCGATTATTCACCAACATGGGCGTTCCCCGTTGTGCCGTCGGTCAGATTGCCGACTTTTCCATTGGTGAGGCATGGCTTCCATCCTATCGCGTGCAGTCGGACGCCGATGCCGGAAAACGCGTGGCAGGATTCATGCGGGACGTTTGGTTTCCCAACTGCGACGTGCGCGGTGGGTTCTACGACTGGCAAACCTTATTGTGGTTGACAATTATAGAGCTTTATCGGGACGGGGATTGCTTCTGGGCGCTTATTAAAGGCGATGACGGATTCCCGAGAATCCAAATCATCCGCGCACACCGGATAGGGAACGGTGGCAATGGCGGCGGGTATTCAAACGAGATTCAATCCGGCAAGTGGCAGGGATTGAAAATTCACGACGGGATCATTACCTGGCCAAGCGGAAGGGTAGCAGCCTATCGCCACTTGTTAGGAGACGGCATGGATGACTTCGAGGATATTGACGCCGCGAACATGATTCACATCATGTCACCTGATTATGCCGATCAATACCGGGGACTCCCAGCGTTCACTCACGCAATTGACGATTTTCTATCAATGCTCAGTTCCAACACGGATGAGCGCATTCGCATGCAGATTGTGTCGCGCATGTATCTGACCGTGTTCAACGAAACCGGAGGCCCGGACCTTGATGACCCGCGCTCTATCATGCAACCGGGCGTTGATAGTAACAATCCGCTTCAACCTCGCGACGTTACTGCAACGGAAATTTCCGGCGGCATCACCTACTTTCAGGCGGGTGGAGGCGAGAAGATCGAGCAAACCAAGCACGAGAATCCTGGTGACATTTACAACAACTTCAACGATCGCATGATTCGATCATCGCTCGTTGGAATCAAGTGGCCGATGGCGCTCGTTTGGCAGGCTGCCGGACAAGGCACCGCTGAGCGCACGGAAATAATGAAGGCCCGCCGAACTGTGGTAGCATGTCAGAAACGAATCCGTTATGCAGCACGCCGCGCGTTTGGATGGGCATACAGCGTATTTGCCGATCCGTCCACAAGTCCGAAAGATAGCCGATGGGCGCAAGCGTTGCCGGTTCTTAATTACCCGTTCTCATGGGACTTCACCACACCGCCGCGCATCACCGTTGACGACGGGCGCGAATCAAAGGCGATGTTAGACGAATGGCGTGCAGGTGCTCGAAACCTCTGCGACATAATCGAAACGCAGACCGTTGCCGAGTTTTACGCGGCACGCGCTGATGAAATCGCAATCCGCAAAGTAATCGCCCGCCAAAAAGCGGAAGAGGCCAGCAAGTCCAGCGGATTCGACATCACGATTGACGACCGGGAAATGGCGATGCTTACGCCTAACGAGGTTTCTCCATCCGCCACAATGGACGCGGAAGAAACCACAACCGAAAAGCCAACCACTCAAGACGAATGAAGACAATCACGCCGACGATCTCAATGCTCAGAATGTTAGCCAGCATCAAAGGCGAGCATTGGATGATTCGACCCGACATGATCGAGCGCCATGCGCTTGCCGCCTTGGACGTGCCGAGCTTCAAATCCGAAAGCGACGATGACGAGGAAGATTATTTCATCACCCGACCCGAACCGGCAATCGACGCAAACGGAGTTGGCAGGGTCTCGGTGGCTGGAACGCTATTGGATAGCTGCCCGCCAATTTATGAACGGCTTGGAATCGTCACATGCTATCCGACAATCATAAACGAGGCGCAATCCCTAATCGCCAAGGGAGCCAGGTCGATTCTGTTTGTCGTGGATTCTCCCGGCGGAATGGTTGGCGGAAACGCTGAAACTTGCGGAGCCATCAAGTCGTTAGGAGTTCCAACCGCCGCATTCGCCGTTGGCATGGCTTGCTCCGCAGCATATAAAATTGCCGCAAGCACTGATTTGATTATTGCCACTCCATCCGCAGAGGTTGGAAACATTGGAGTAATTCTGTCATGGGCGGATTGCACCGGATTCTGGCAAGAGATGGGTATTGAGATGAAGGCGCTCACCAATAAAGGCGCTGATTTGAAAAGCACGTTCCACCTCGAGCCTAACGCAAACCAGCTTGTTTTTCTGCAAGAAAAAATTGACCAAATGGGAGCTGACTTCCGCGAATGGATCGAAACAAACCGCCCGCAAGTTGATGCTGAGGTTTTCCGCGCCGGATGGTATTGCGGACTCGCCGCAGAAAGCATGGGACTGATTGACGGCATGGGAACAATCGAAGACGCATCGGAAGAGCTTGCAACCAGAAATTTTGACATCGGCAAATAACAACCCAACCTAACCACGAATCCAACCAAACATTATGATCTTCACTCAAAAAGGAATCAAGGAAGCGCTCGCCGCGAAAGACGCCGAGATTGCAAGTCTCACTTCAGACCTATCCGCCGCCAACATCCGCCTCGAAGAAATGAAGGGAGCGAACGAGCGAATTGCGGAATTGGAGCAAGGTGCGACTGAAGCTGCCGAGCAACTCGCCACGGCTAACGCTGCCACCGCCTCGGTCAAAGCCGAACTAGCCACCGCGCAAGCAGCCATCGCCGCGCATCCGGCCGCGCTTCAAGCTGCTTTAGAATCCGCATCAGCGCAGGCGGTTCAAATCGCCGCCGCCGCCGGTCTTGCCGCTCCGCTTGTCTCGACCGCCACCAACGAATCCGCCGGAATCGCTCTTTCACAATCCGCGTTCGATGCTCTCGACGCCACCGCGAAAATGAATTTCCGCAAGAATCCTAAAAACAAAATCAACGACTAATCCAATCCAATCCAATCCAATCCAACCAAACTGAATTATGGCCGCTCCTACTACCAATAACACCCTTACCAATCTAATCCCAGACTTTTACGCGACCGTCGACGTTGTCGCTCGCGAGCTTGTCGGCTTCCTTCCCGCCGTGATGCGCGACCCCGTTGCGGATCGCGTGGCAGTTGGGCAAACCCTCCGCGTGCCTCAGACTCCCGCCAACGCCGCAGGCAAGGATATTGTCCCCGCCATGGCGCTCCCCGCAGCCGCGAATCAAACCATCGGAAACGCATCGCTGACTCTAACCAAGTCCCGCAGCTTCCCGTTCTCATGGTCCGCTGAAGATCGCTACGCAGTCAACCAAGGCCCCGGCACTCTCTCGCTAAATCAGCAGCAGATCGCCCAGGCCATCCGCGCTTGTGTGAACGAAATCGAAACCGACGTTGCCACCGCCGCTTATCTTGGCGCAAGTCGCGCCGTGGCCGTTGCTGATACCAGCTCGTTTAAGGGAACGCTGGCAGACATTGCCCTGCAAAAAAAAGTGCTGGACGATAACGGCGCTCCCGGCAGCGACCGTCACATGGTCATTTCCACGACCGGCGGCGCGGCCCTTCGCACGCTTGGGCAGCTCACCAAGGCTAATGAGGCTGGAACCGCTGACACGCTCCGCAATGGCACGCTGCTAGACATTCACGGTTTTGGAATCCGCGAATCGGCGCAAATCCAATCGCCCGCAATCGGCACCACTTCCACCGCCGTCCTCGCTTCCACGGCGACCACGGTCGGGCAGACGAGCTTCACGCTAAAAGCAACCGGCAGCGGCACCATCGTTGCTGGTGACGTTGTGACTATCGGAGTCGGCGGCGATACCAACAAGTACGTTGTCGCGACTTCCACTGCAACCACTTCCGTTAGTGGTGCGACCTTCACAATCAATGCTCCTGGATTGCGCGTGGCACAGGGCGCGGCGGAGCATGCCGTGGCAGTCGTGGCAAAGTCGGATCGCTCTATCGCATTCGCCCGCCCCGGCATCTTGCTTGCAACGCGCTTGCCGGTTTATGACGGATTCGACCTTGCCATCATGCGCGAGGTTGTCACCGATCCAATCAGCGGCATCAGCTTCGAGTTCGCGGTTTATCCTGGCTATCGCATGGCAACCTTTGAAGTTGCCGCCGCATGGGGCGTCAAGGTGCTTCGCCCCGAATTCGTTTCCTGTCTTCTGGGGTAACTGATGGTGTTCATGGAAGCCGGGGCGGGTGGAAACGCCCGTCCCGGTTTTGTTTTCCAACCTAACAAAACAATGCAAAAGATTATGCTCGAATTACTGGCGGAAAAGGTCTTGACCGTAACCGCGAACAATGGATCCGCCGCAACCGTTCGCCGGGTCGCGCAATCCGGCAGCAATACCAACTACATCGTGACCGAGCTTGCCGCCGGAGCATCAACAATCATCGGCCCGTTCATGGGAGTTAGGGAATACGCAATTGAAGCAAACGGAGCATTGCCGACATATACGATCACCGATCCGGCAAGCGGACGTGACGCCGTGACGAAATATCCGGCAGATGGCGCAATCGCGATTTCAAACAGCCTAGCCGTAATCACCAAGGGCAGCGCTGCCGCGATGACTCTGGCAGCTCCTACGCTGGATGAAGATGGCACAATTCTGAAAGTCATCAGCGCAACAGCTTTTGCGCATTTCGTCACAGCCGAAAACTTGCTTATTAATGACGGCACCAGCGGAGGCGCAAAAGACATGATCGAATTTCCGGCATACGTCGGAGGGGCCATAACGCTTGCCGCCTACGGTGGCGAATGGTATGTAATGGATGGGTATAGCGTAGGGGTATCGGTAACGGTCTAATCAATGTCACTCCTAACAGCATTCGCCGCCGCCGCGTCCAAAGCCGCCGGCGCCGTAATCGGGATGGAAAAGATCACCATCGGAACCGGGCCGCCTGTTGACGCCGTGCTTGGCGAGGTCATGGATGACCGGACCTATGTCGACTTCGGGCATGACCAGCAACAGACGCTCACAGCCGTTGTGCGGCTCGCTGACTGGCTTGTTGGCTATGCCGCGCCGGGGACTCCATACATCGGCAAGAAAGCGGTGGCGCGAGGCGTGGAGTTCCGCGTTGAGACTGTCAATATCGGCCAGGCGTTCGTCACCGTGAAATTCCAAAACACCGGGAAATCGTAACCGGAAAGTGCGATTTTTCTTGCGTCGGATATGGTTTTTCGGTATTTTTCCACCGTGAGCGCCGCCCTGCTGATTTCCGATATTCCAGCCGATCCTGCCGGATGGTGGATTTCCGAGAAATATGACGGCGTTCGCGCCATCTGGACCGGCACGAAGCTGATGAGCCGGAATGGAAACGATCTTCGCGCCCCGGCATGGTTTGTTGCCGGCCTGCCGGATTGCCGCTTGGACGGCGAGTTGTGGATGGGGCGCGGTAGGTTTGACGATCTTGTTTCCACGATCCAGCGCAAAGATTCCAATTGGGAAGGCGTTCGCTATATGGTTTTCGATCTTGCGGACCCTTCCATGCCGTTTGAAGAGCGCAACGCGATTCTTTCCATACTGCCTCCAATCGGGCATCTTGAGGCAGTCAACCACCGCGCCTGCAAGGGCCACAGTGACCTTGACGCCACTGAGGCGGCTATTGTTGCCGCTGGCGGTGAGGGATGCGTCTTGCGCCGTCCCGGTCACCTTTACCGCCCTGGACGCGCCGGGGACGTTGTGAAGGTGAAACGTCTAACGAAAGACGTTGACCGCTGGCAGGGCTGACTTTTGACATCCGCCACCTATCCGCCAAGGTCGCGCCGTGGTCAAGGCGTCGATGGATATGGGCATGTTGGAACGCTCGTTGAGAAAATCAGCGAAAGCGTTCGGCGAAACAACCGCGCAATCGGTTAGGCGTTGGGGAGTTTCAACGTGCCGAAAGCTGGCGGTGGAAACATCCGCATTCGGGCAAACCGGAACTTTCAAGACTCAGAAGCAGGCTATTGAAAATGACGCCAAGAAAGTCCTTCACGTCTATCCAGACGAGTTTGGAAACAATACCGGGATCATCACGGCGAAAAACAAGAAGCTTCTTTTGTCGGCGGAAGCCGTGAACGATTGGATAGAGCTTAACCGCACCGGTCGCAACGGACGGACGCCGAAAAAAGGATTGCCATCAGAAGAAAGAAAATGCTGCAAGGCAACCACGTTCAGGTCGGCAATGCGGATACGATTCAAGCACGCTGGCATGGCGAAGGGCGGATGGCTTGGCGCGGGGATGGAAATCGCCCGCGAAGTTGGCGGTGGATACAAGGATGTAATCGGAAAGAATTTCATGTCCTACGCGCAAAAGTTTTCGCACATGGGGACGGCGACAAAACCCCAACCGGGATGGAAACCGTTCACAAATCTAATCAATCGCGTTCCTCACGTATCGCGTCCTAACGTGCTTCATCGAAACGGAATACAAGAGGCCGTGAAGTGGGGCGGAATACGGGCGCTGAGTTGGTATAAACAAGCATTAGCCGCAAAACTGAAATGACCGCCGAACTAGCCAAACAATCCATCCTCGACTGGATCACTGCCAACCACGCCCATTTTCCGATCCTCGCCGGAATCGAAACCCGCACGATGGGTGACACTGAAAATACCGTCTTTCCGTTCATCGGAATCATGGAAACCGGAATCACCACGCTTGTTGACGGCGGCGTAATCATGCACGGAGTGGATGACATTACCGCCCAGGTTGACGTAATCAGCGTGCCGGAATCGGAAGCCGACGCCGGGACCAGTCTCGCCAACCACAACCTGATTGTGGACGCGGTTTGGCAAATCCTCGCCAATCGCGACGGCATCTTGTTTTGCGAAGAGCGGAACAACTGCCGGATCTTTGACATCCGCGCATCTTCTCCAACAATGACTGCGAATGACGGCCACCGGGTCAGCACAATCCCTCTCACGATCATAGCCTGTCCAATCTAACCAATCAATCAAATGGCATCAGCAGCAACAGTTTACGGCGGCGGGCAATACGGCCTCGCAACGGATGTTTCAGCGACCGGACTTGTCGCCGCGACAAATCCTTTCACGAAGTCAAGCAAGACGGCGGAAGCGCCTGATCACATCGGGAATACCTGCATGGTTTCCATCTATGACCCGCGCTGTGAAGTCAGCATGGAAGGTGTGGTTGCGGCAAAAGGCACCGGCATGGTCGGGACCATCGGCGGATTGATTACGCTCTCAAACACCACGAAAAACACCCGCTTGCGCTTGTCTGAAAACCTTGTTTCAGCGGCCACGACCGGCGCGGGAATCATCCTGACGGACTACTCTCTCACACCGGAACAATCCGGGTTTGAAAAGGGCAGCTTGAAAGGCGTTTACTTCGCTTATCTCGACACTACTTCAACTTACAGCGCATCGTAGCGCATCCGCTTATGACAAATGAAATGGTTGGACAATACAGCAAGCACACCGGGGACATCAACCTAGCCGCCGCAATCATGGCGTGCCAAGTTCCGTTGGACCCTGATAACCCGGTTCGCCTGATAGAATCCGCGCCGGATCAAAAGTGCTACGCGAGCTTTCACCTAATGGAACGCTCCGAGGACGGCACGACGGAAACGGAAAAGCTGATGGAACATTGGAGCGGGTTTGTCACCGATGATCCCTTGCCACTTGATCACGGCTTCCGCCATATCTGCGATTTCATCCGATCGCGTGCCAAGGGCGTCAGAATGAATACATCGGACTGGATTGACTACGCTGTTGAGTATTGCGCGGAGCGTGGTGTAAAGCTGCCGGGGCTGACCAATCTGCAATCCGTTCCGGCATTCGTCAACGCGCTGCCGTTCGCCATGCAAAGCTACATCCTCGCTTTTGTATTCAATCGTGATTACTGCCTGCAACTTTATCGGAACGCCCGCCGCGCAAAGTTCATGGCATCAGATGACGGGATAAGGCATTCAATGATCGACCGGGCTTTGCCGCAGTGGAAAACGAAAGAACTCCTATCGAGACTCCAAGGATAACTAACAAATGAAACGACAAGACCTTCTCACACTCAACTGGACCGGCCCGCAGCTAACGCTAGACGGGCGCGACATTATCCTATCGTCTGGAGCTTACGAGCTTTTGCGATTATGGGGAAATTGTATTGTCGATTGCCCACTCGGAAATAATTACGCTCTTGGGGAGGCGTCGCTTGTTTGCTACTCAACAAAAGACGAATTGAAAGAGTTGCGAAATATATCTCCAGAGCAGCGGCGAGAAATCGTTGTAGATTTTATGATTGACCATGATGGAACAATTCAAGAATGCTACGAAGGGCTTGTTTTGCGCCTGAAATCCATCAACGCCGCTGCGGTGGAAAGCGAGCTGCCGGGAAAGTCTCAGGATGCACCCCCAGCTTTCTAGCAAGTCTCAAGCTCTTCGCACTCAAGAACAATCTCAACCCCGATACCCTGATATGGCATACGGACATGGCCGAGGTAATGCAACTGCTTCACGCGGAAGGAATCCAGAACGGAAGGACTTTCCAATGGCTGAATTACTTCGACCCCGAGCCGGAACTATTGGCGGAATTTGAGGCAACCTATCAAGACTCTGAATTTGAACTAACGTAATGGCTATCGAAACCAAGGTAAAGGTTGGATACGACGGGACCGCCGTAAAGCATGGATTTGACCAGATTGCCAAGCATGGAAAGGCGACCGGGGAAAAGCTGATAGGCGCATTCGGCTTCAAGGAAATAGGCAAGGCTGCGTTGGCATTTGCTGGAATCGGATCGGTAATGACCGTGTTTGGAAAGGGATATGAAACCTTGTCGTGGGGAGCGGAATTGGCACAGCTATCAAAGCAACTTCACATGACGGTTCCTGACTTGATGGAACTTGAAGAGCAATTCCGGCTTTGCAGGCTGGACGGCGACAGCCTCGGCGTGACAATCGGCAAGATGAGAATGTTCTTGGAAAAAGCGTGGGAAGCACCGGGGGAGGAGCGCGACATGCTGAAACAAATGGGACTCGGCGTGCAGCAAATGGACAAGATGAAAAACGCCAAGCAACAATTCGAGGCTATTCTCAACGGCATGTCAAAAGTTGCGGAAAGGGAGCAGGAAAAATACCTCAAATCTATCTTCGGAAAGGGCGGATTTCCGATTTCGAGATTCATCGGAAAGTCCGGCGATCTATCAAGCCAGGCAAAAAAGAACCTTGGAGAGGCGCCGGAATATATCGACAAGCACATTGAGAATCTTGAGAAAGCCGAGCTGGCAATCGGAATGTTGGCTACCAGCATTCACCTTGCATACGTTCATATCTTCGATGCGTTGCAACATGTTTTTGGAGAGGATTTTATCGGCAAGTTTATCAAGAACAACCTATCATCCGGGGCGCTGGAAAAGGCATTCAATGATTTCGCGGGATACCTGAAAGGCAAAACCGCAGGCGATGTTTTCGCTGACATCGGCAGGCAGATGGCGGAAGGATTCATGTCAGGGATCGGCAACACTTTCAACAAGCGGGTTGCAGGGACGGCACAAGGAGACTACGGGGCAAGCTCGCTAGGCATAAGCATAGCGAGGGCATGGATCGACACTAAGGCATTATTCACTCATCAAGAAAGCCATGTCCTCGGAACCGGGACTGTGATGACCGGCAACGTGGAAGCATTCTACAGAGGTCTTGACCGGATAGGAGAATACCTGTCAACAATAGTCAAAAACGGGGGCCAGCTAGTCTGGGGAAAATAATGGGAGCATCGGCAGCAATCGTTCACGGAAGCATTCAGCCTTATGAGTGGAAGCAAACTTGCGACTTCACGGCGAGCAAAGACGAAACCGGGAAATGGAAAGGGCAGGCGTCTTTCAACTGCCGAAAGTATGACTTTGCGATACTGTCACTAACGACATTCCGCAGGGGAGTCCCTATCGGCGCAGTGGTTAACGCGAAGTATGCAGGCGAGTGGTCATTTCTTCTGATAGAAACCACGTCGCACCAGCACAAGGCAGGCGGCATAACTGAAATCACCGTTACTTTCGGCGGGCGCGATCCCAACGACAGCGACAAGAACGAGGATGAGCTTACTTATGGCTTGAAGGCAACGACGACCGAGGCTTGCATCTTGGAAAAGATCAAGAAAGCGGAATCGCCTGGAGGCATAACCGAGGCTGAAACGGCAGCGGGAGCTTTGTCGGCGGATGAATACGAAATGATAACCCGTCTTTTCAACAATCAGCTTTTCGTCCGGCCTGCCAAGAATGACAGCGGAGATACGGCGGTTTACTTGGTGGACATTCACGAAGCGGACTTCGGAAAGATTTCAAGCGCGAACGGGCTGGAATGGTATAACGAGATTTTCAAACGCGGACACCGGACATACGACCGCCCCTTGCTGGTATGGTACAAGAAAGGCTCCAACATCGGAGGCTTGCCAGCCGAAAGAATGAAACGGTTTTCGTATATCGACCCTAATCCTGAAAATCTCAACCCGGAAATTCCCAAGGCTTTCCCCGACAGGAATTGGAGGCTTATGGAAATGTCATGCTCGCAAAGCAGCGGGACCAACAAGAACACGACGGAATACGAACTCGGCTGGCACATGTCACCGGGTCCTGGAGATCAAAAGTTCCCGGTTAAGATTTACACGATGCCGACAACCTAACCAATGCCAGCACCTTCACAAGTCGGGATTGAAAAGCCGCATCCGGTAACCCCTACCACTCCTTTCAGTTCCAAGTGGGCGAACTCGGTTGCGAGGTCAATCGACGCCTTGCACGGGCGCGGTGACGACAAGTCACCGATGCCGCTATCTCCGCGCATAGTCAGCGCATTCTGGCCCAAGTTCTATTGGCGCGACGATTCTGTTTATTTCACACTTTCGCCAGGATCAATAATCGAGCGGCACACGATCACTGGAGAGGCTTTGCAATACTGGCCGATCACGAGCATTGATTCCGGCACGGGCAAGGAAATCGAATACGGGCCGATTGCCGATGGATACAGCGTCTATGTCCATTATGATACCAAACCGATTGGATCGGTAGGCACTGGATCGCCATACGTTGACCCTGAGATCATAATCGCCACCGCACCGGCAAGCACGCACTACGCGCCACCGATAGAAGGCGATTCGGGAAGCTCTGGAACGCAATACGTCAAGCTATGCACGCTGCATATCAATTCAGAAACGAAGTGCCTTTCAGTTGACAAGGTGGCGATGGGCGACAACGTGAATCATTGGCGCGACCTCCCGAAATTCAAGGCCACTGGCTACACCAGCGGAGTTCACGCGCTTTTTACCAGGTTCAGTCTAACGGATGGCGCGTTCCATTACAAGGGACTCAAGGCAACTGGAGACGTTACGCTGACAGAATCCGGCGGGGCTGGATCGGAGATTATTGAAATCGGAACAACCTCGGCAACCGGACCTAGCTTCAATATCGAGATTTCTTACGGCGGATACCCGGCGTCTATATTTCTTTACGTTAGAAACGGTCGATTCGTTTCCGTCGATGAAGGAGCCGCCGTGCCGACTCACGTTGTGGTGGGGGCGTAAGTATGCCCGTGATTTTTGACAACCGCCGCAAACTCAAAACAATACCGCCATGCCACTTTCCAACGTATCATCCACCGCCAGCCTGTTCGGGACGGCAACCCACACGCGGGCCGGTATCGTGGGCTCTGACACTCTCGGCGCTCAGATGACCGTGACACAACTCGCCTCGACGGTCGGGTTTGTCATTACCGCCACGCTCGCAAAGGTTGGCGACGCTCTCCTTGTAAATGTCCCGGCAAACTCTTCCAGCGGCTCGACTGCATGGGTTGCAGGCGCGGCTCAAATCGAAACCGCGACCGTCGTAGCGGCCAGCGGATGCACGTCTAACGGCAACTGCGCCCTCGTGCTGACTTCCGGCGTGGTGGCAGGCTCGCCGCTCACCGTCACCGTGCCGCTCACAACCGCCGCAAACACCGCGACGTTGGTTGCTGCCGCGCTTGCGGCCGGACTCGCGGCAAATGCAGCCGTAGCCGCTAAATACGCCGTCACAAGCAGCGGAGCGGACATTATTTTGACGCGAGCAAAAGACGCTAACGGCTTTTACCAGGCGACGGATTCAACGCTTAATCTCGCAATCCCGGCAGGCATCGGCATCACGGCGGCGGCGACAAGCGCCGGAACGCTCGCAGGAACCCAAACCAGCGGGGCGCTGGTATCCGGCGGCGATGGCAAGGACTTCGAGGGGATTGCGACGCCGACAATTACCGCGGTGCAAGCTCTGGATATTCGCATCTTGAACGGAGGGGCTAATGCCGTATTGGCCGCGACCAGTTTTCCTATTCCAGCCCTGTTTGTTGACCGCCTCGCCAGCGGGGCTTTAGGGTCGCTCATTGGAGGCGCTATCACGATCACCGCAACTGCCGCGAACACGCAAATCTATATGACAGTTTTCGGAACCTCCGCCTAACATGTCTAACGAATCATCCATCACGCTTGCTTCGATGGTCGTCGGGGACACCTTCGACGAATTGACATGCGCCATGTCCAGCACCGGGACGGCGCTCGCTTCGCACTTGGCATCGGTGACAATCACATGGATTGACACGGAAGGCAACGCCGGTCCGATCTGGACAAGCGCGAGCGGAGCAATCACGATCACAAGCGCGGCCAACTGGCAATGGAAAGTGAACAAGATTGCCGCTGATACCCGCACAATCGGATTGTGGCTTGGAGACGTCCTTTTCGTTGATGCCGACTCCGATAGAAAAACCCGCTGGTTAATCCTGCAAAAAGTCACCGCGCACCCATGAGCGACAAGATCACAGCGTATCTAACGCAATCCACTGAGACGGTCACAAGCACGTTCACTCAGAACGGTGAGACGCTGGTTGCGAGCTACGTCCAAGCCGCACGCGGGGCGAAGGGTGAAGATGGCACCGGAAGCGGCGGAACATGGGGTGGAATCACCGGAGACGTCTCCCTTCAAACCGATCTTGGAAACTCTGCCACCAAGGATGTCGGCACCACGGCCGGCACGGTGGCGGCTGGAGACGATTCAAGATTCAACAGCGGATTGACTCCGACCGAGCACGCATCGTTGTCAATCGGAACAGGAATTTCAGAAATCCAGTTCGAGGCGATTCAAGCCGGTTCAGGCGGAGAAAATGTCCAAGTGTGCATTGCTGATCCGGTGACGACGCAACCGCTTACAGTCACCGCGGTTGGAAACCTGCTTACGATCACCCCGTCGTCACGGGCCAATCTGATTGTGGCGAGTGAACTCCAGAAGGTGGACGAAACACCGTTCGGGCTGAACAATCTGGTTTTCGTCAGCGAAGGATTGTTCACGGCGGACGGACGCGATTACCGTTTGGCCAGCCGGCCGATGTGGGCTAGACTCAATGTCAATACAGGGTCCAATTATTGCGAACTGTACGTCTGGCCGGCAAACTCCAACACCCCTGGCATCTACACTGGATCGACCGCCAACTATATGACGTGTGGCTGGACGGTAGCCGACGCCAACCCGGACATCACGCCGGAATTCCAAGCCGTTGAATCGAAGGTGTCCGAGGCGGTCAAAGCGGTCAATTCCATCGCCTCACTAGCCACGGCACGGTCTGGTAGCACAGGCTACGGTCCTCTGATTACGCAAGTAGCAACCAATCTTTCCCTCTGATGAAACAACGATTCACAGCAGATCCGCTTCGGTCTCAGGTTGACAATCTACTTGAGTCCGGAGACGGAATTGTGTCCGTCGTTGGCGGGGTGCCGAAGGAACCGAAACAGCTTCTTGATTTACTGGCTGAAAGCGCGGTGGACAACCGGGACGCACTAGAGTTGGGGACTGCCGCGACAGAGGACGCCACGGCTTTTGCCACTGCTGCACAGGGCGGTAAAGCCGATACTGCGCTTCAATCGCTTTCAGGGGCGTTGCTTACGGGTGATATTTCATCGTGGGCCAAAGCCGCCACAAAGCCAACCTACACGTATTCTGAAGTAGGAGCAGATGCCGCAGGAGCTGCCGCAGCCGTCACACTGGGGACACTTGGAGCCGCTAGAGCCATCGAAACCAAGACGGGAGATTTCACCGCAGTCGTTGGAGGCTGCTACATCGTCGAGACTGCTACAATCGTCAGCATCACCGATCCGGCGGGGACAACTCAAGGACAGTCCTACGAGGTCTGGATCGGCAGCGGCACGATCCGGTTTGGCGGCGCAGGCACGGTTTTCGCGGCATCCCGCCTATCCATCCGCCGCAGATACACCGGCAGCGCATGGGCGACTCTATCGCCAACCGTGACGGATTTGCTAACGGCCAACGGCGGCCTGACCACGGCTGGCACGGTCACCTTCGCCGCCGGAACCACGTTCGGAGCCATGGGGACCGGCGTGGCGGCGCTTTTCCGGGCGGCGCTTTTGAGCGGGACGGTGGGGGATGCGTTGTTTTTGGCGGCTACTCAGGCGGCAGCACAGTCGGCGTTAGGGGTGATGGCGAGGTCAAAGAGCCGGGCAGTGCTGATTGAACATGAATTTTGCGGAGCTTCTACGTTTTCCCTAGCTCCTTTTGTCACAACTGCCATATCGTCTGGAACATTGGCAAACGGTTTAGGAATTACTCCGAACCATCCTGGAGTATGTATCATTAAAGACTCCGCCACTGCCAACGGAGGGT